CGACGCAAGATAGGATGAAATCTCATTCCATACTTAGATCCCAACTTAGAACTGGGTAAAGATCCCCCAGAAGCTTCAAGGTCTTGCATAGTTCCTTGGAGAGTACTTCCACTTGTATCCCTATCACCATAATCATCATTTTCTAAAACTTTACCACCCATTTCTTTTGATTGTGTATCATTAGATGAGTCAGTTGAACCAAAAGTTCCAAGTAAAACTGATCTTTCAAACTTTATAACGACACTTTCAAATTTATCCAATACTTGTGGAAAAGTTACTTCAGTAAGTGATGCAGCAGCAATTTTTTGTTTTTGTTCTTGTTCCTTAAGTCGTGCTTTTGTTTTTTCCTTTACTTTACCTTCTCCAGTTGCCGCTTCATATGCTCTATCAGCTAAATAACCTCCAGCAAATGATCCGATTGCTCCACCTATAACAAAACCCAGTCCAGGAACTGGTATAAGAGTTTGACCAATCATTCCAGCGAGAGCAGTTCCAGCTAAAGCACCACCAGCAGCACCTGCAGCTGCCCCTGCAGCAGATCCAACAGCACCAGCACCTGCTTTTCCAACTGATTCTCCACCAGCAACTCCTTGTGCAAAATCTAGTCCAGCAAGAGCCGCAGATAAAATTGGAAGTCCTCTAACTCCTGGAATTTTTATTCTAGTTCCCCTCTGGGATACTTTTCCGGCTTTTGGATTTTTTCTACCACCACCAAAAAAGTTTCCTACTAACCCAGCAGCATCAAGAGTACCATTTGCTAAATTAGAAAGTAGACTTCCTGCAGATCCAAATGTGGATGCAACATTAATATTTGATAATTTTTTAACTTTTTTCTCATCTGGAAGTTTTATTGTTTCTAAATTTTTAACTTCCACACTCATGAATTTCAAAAATTCATTATATGAAGTTTGAGTGGATCTCATTGCAGACTTAGATCTATTAATGCTTACAATATTATTGAAAGCAGATATCAAGGGAGAACTTAAAGTAGTTTCTTTTTTAGGTGCAGCCATGATATTATCCGTCTACAATGTTATATACAATTCTTGAATATAATGTAAGGAAATTATCATTATTAGATGAAGATAAAAATGGAACACTTATACCACCTTTACTCATAGCTGGTGGTGGTATAGCATTGTCTCCTACCTTTGTAGACTGTGTTTGGGGGCTCGCCATATTCATTGGAGCAACAGTAATTTGTGATGTCTGTTGAACTGGAGGTTGTGACACTGTTTGTGCAATTTGTTGTTGAGTTGCAGCTGGAGTAGGTGCAGGAGTTACTTTAGGTGATGTTGGTTTTAATTCTGATTTAATTGGTGTTTGTCCGGGTTGAGTTGTAGTTAAATTGTTAATATTTTGAGTTAACTGTTGTTTGTTAGTAATATTTTTAGAATAATATGATTTTCTTTCTAAGAAATATTTTGAAGCTTGACCTTCTCCATATTTTCTTAATCCCGTCCATGTAGATTTTTGCAATCTTCTTTTAGCATCTTCAATCTTTTTAGGATCTCCACTTTGAATTTCATCAAGTACGCCTAAATCTTTTAGATATTGTACTGCAGCAAGATCTTGGCTTTGGGGGCTAAAGTCTTTTAAACCCAATCTTCTTGCAATCGGGTTATAGGTAGTACTTAAAAATTGATATCTTCCAGCGGCATCAGAATTAAGTTCTGCATTATACATTTCTGGATGTTTAGACATATCTTTAAATGTCTTTCCTCCGACAGAAATATCATATCTTCCACCAGACTCTGGTTTTGCAAGAACATCTAAAAATGCTTTAACATTTGGATCTTCTATTGCTTGTGATACATCTTGAGAAACCCCAGATCCTGGCCCAGGTCCCATCGGCGGTGGAGTTTTTTTATCATCTTTTGGTGGGGGTGCAGTTCCCGATTGTTTACTACTGGGACTTGGAGGTTTTCTGGATGCAAATGCATTTATTGATACAGAAAATCTATCTAAAATACTATTAAATCTGTCCAATAAAGAAGTTGGTATTGTACCTTCTGACATTGGAGCGGCTTGTACATCCCCACCAATATCCATCATTCCACTCACAACCTGAGTACCTAATCCGCCAGCTAAAGCAGCACCGCCCAACACCATACCAGGCCTGCGTCTTATCATTCTACCAATTCCACTCAGAGGGCCTCTTCTGAGACTTCCGCCAGGAATATCAAGATCTAAATTTATTCCAGCACCACCACCAGTTGCTGCAGGTAAATTGGAAAGTTGTTTGACTATTTTTATAATAGTTTGACGAATTAATTTTGCAATATTGAAAGTTTCAGTAAATACATTTTGTAAAGATTTTAGGTTATCACCAAGAGTTCTTATATTTTTTCTGTTTCCTAAGAATTGAATATAACCAAGAGCTTCTTTGTATAAATTTAAGAAATTTTGTAAGATTGAACTTGGTTTAGCTGCATCAATCTTACCCAATCGGTCTTTATAGTCTTGTTCTAATCCACCTATACTTTTATTAACTATCTGAGTTACATTTTGATTTATTGATTGTACTCTATTCTCTACATTGTTTAGAATACTTGTCGATAATGTTTGAATAATTCCTTGAAGATCTGGTGGTCTTGCAGCAACTCCAGCAGCACCTCTTTGAAATCCTACAATTTTATTTGCGGCACTGGCAACAACTCCTTCGCCAAGAGGAGATCCACCAGTTATAAAATTTTGTGCAGCTTCAGCCGTCGTGGATCTTTCTCTTGCAATAGTAGATGGATTAAGTGGGGAACTAATTGCCACGGTTTGCTGCCTGTTGTGCCTTTAAGTTTTCTTCTTCGATGTGAATTTTCAACAAGGTGAGATAAATATCCCTCTCCCAAGGCATCATGTTTTCAATCTCCGTCAAAGAGTATTTATGGAACTGCATGAGAGCGAAGTTAATACGGAAATATGACTCAAGATCAATATGAGCCATAATTAACCGAAAAAACTTGTCAGACCCTCCAGAGTTACTTCATTATCAACTTTGGTATTTGGGTTTACGACCGTAAAAGTGTGAGACAGTTTGGGCATTGTCTCAAAGAATTTTTCAATCTTTTTAAATTGATCAGCGTTCATACTTTCAATAAACTCAATCAATTCCTTCTTAGTTACATCTGCAGCAGCCCAAGCTTCCTCTTCGGTAAAAATTGATTCAATACAAGAAGAAATAATATCAAATGACTTTTCAATAGTTGATACAGATTCTTGAGTCGTAAAATCAAAATTGTTCTTGATAAATTGATCCAAAGATGGATACTTCATTTTAATTACAATGTGATCATCAACTCTAATTTCTGTCGTGTGATCTGGATCTTTTTGTACCTTAACTTCATCTACATAAACTTTTACGGGAACTTCCGTAGTTCCGTCATCGGAACAAGTTACTACAAGATCAATAGCTTCACCTACTGATTTTCCACGAACATTTAGGAAAATATATTCAATATCAAAAGAAGGCAATTCTTCTACTTTAATTCCTTTTGTGAGAATGCAATCTTTTAGAACAGATTTAATAGCAAGAGTGATTTGTTTTACATCTTGACTTTCTAAAGCTAAAATTAAAACTTTCTCTTCTTTAACTAAAAATGGTCTGTACTTTATTGTTTTTCCTGTAGATGGTAACTCAAGTTCATAAGTTGGAGTCGCAATTTTTGGTAATGGCATATCAATTATGTAATCAGTTAAATTTATTTAGAACGGTTTAAATTCGGGAGAAACATCAATTCCTGAGTTAACTCCAAATGTTGGATTTGCAAAAGCAGTATTTGTATTATTTCCCGTCCAAGAAACGGTAGGAGTTGCAAGAGAAATTGTTTGACCATCTTCACTTACAGGTTCATTTATATATTGATTTGAACCTGTGCCAAAATGATTCAATATTACATATCGATCATAGTTAAAACTTACGGTTGTTTTTGTAATCGTACTACCTTCATAAGTTACAGGTAATGCAGTCAAATTTGTGGGAAATGCATTAATAAATTTATAGGTCAACATAGAAGGAGTTCTTGTTACATCTCTGGTATTTGGATTCACAAATACATCTCTTTCAAATTTTGTAATCGCTATATCTCTTTTATATGTGTTTGGATATCTAAATCTAAAAAATTGATCCTCTCCGAATTGGCCAACACCACCTCTAGGATTTGCTCTTCCTAATCTACCCTTAGTATTGTATAAAGGATTAATAAAATTCATCCATTCTTCAAATAGACGAATAATTCCATATTCTGCATCCACATAAAATGTCATAGTAATTTCTGGAAAATCTCTTCTGACAGGAAATCTTTCTACAATACCTTGTCTACTTCCAGTTTCTTCTGCCATTGATAAAGACACTCCTGGAAGAGCGGTTTCATTACACATGAATTCATAACGAAGTCCACTCAAATATGATCCACTATTTGGTAAAAGTCCTCCCAAAACTCCTGAAGTAATTAACCAAGCATTTATATCTGAGTCGGCATTTTTATCAGGATAAGTATCTCCAAGAAATAGACTAACTTTAAATTGACTTGTAACAGATAACTCACCAAATAATTCTCTTACACTAGGAAGAGCAGACCGATCATCATTTGTATTTCTAGGCAGAGTCATCCTTGCATAGATTGGATCTACTCTATATTGATTTGCAGGATAATCAGGCCTAAATGGTTCAGCCATCTATAAATATTTTTTAAGGTCTATAGTATGTATATGAGCTATAAGGGAAAATACAGTCCAGAAAACCCCAAAAAATACAGAGGCGATCCCACAAATATCGTTTATCGTTCTTTGTGGGAGAGAAAATTTATGAGGTATTGTGATCTGAATGAGAATGTAAACCAGTGGCAGTCAGAAGAATTCTGGATTCCTTATAAAAATCCTTTAGACAATAAAGTTCATAGATACTTTCCAGATTTCTTTGTGAAGTATAAGGATAAGAACGGAAATACACGAACTGTTGTTATAGAAATTAAACCCAAAAAAGAAGTAGAGATGCCAGAACAAAATCCTAAAAGACGAACAAAGGCATGGGCATATAAAGTACAAACTTGGGTTAAGAATCAAGCAAAGTGGAAAGCAGCAAGAGAATATTGTGCAGATCGTAATTATGAATTCCGAATCATGACTGAGGAGGACTTAGGAATATGACTTGGAGAGATGAACCTTATATTGATGGTAAAGGTTTTGGATATGATCTTCTAAAACAAGCAGGAAGGAAAAACAAAAGTGGAGATTGGTTCTCAGGTCAACTCAGACAATACTTAGGAGAACTTGATCAATTTGATATTAATCTTCAAGATACTGGGGGAATTGAAGTTGGAAGAATGTATTTCTTCATTTATGGTGCAAATACTCCCAAATTATCATTTTTTGATAGACAACCACTCGCGTATATTACAGAAGTTAATTATAATCAAAATTATTTCATAGGAATTAATCTTCATTATGTTGGAAGACAATATCGTGAAGGAATTGCAAAAGGCCTAATAAATAGTGGCAGTACCGTAGGTGTACCTCGTAATACTATTCATCGTTACTTTTTTTCTGGAGTTGGTGGAGGATTTTTAAGAGTTCCCGAAAAAGATTGGCCCTCCGTTGCATTATTACCAACTGAGAAATTTGTTGATATGAGAGGTCAACCCTTTCCCAACCATAAGGCCTGGAGTAAACCCTAAGTGTCATATTCAAACATTAAAACACCATTAACTACAAAAAATGGAGTAGCGTATAATTTACAATACGATCCAAACACTGGTGGTGCTCAAATCATTCAACAAAATGCACCTCCAGGAACAAAACCCATTTATCAAGATGGAAGATGGAATTCTTCAGCATCACAGTTAGGATTTAGTAGTGGTGAGCAAACTCAACTTCATCAACAAACAATCGCATCGGTTCAAGCAGCTTATAATAGTATTGGTGGAGTAAATTCTGGAGCAAAATTAGGACAATGGGCTTCCCAAAACTTTACGACAGGCCAACCAGGACAAACATCAGTCACCCCTCAACAAGCTGTATCTGGAACTTCTGGAAGAACTGCTGCAAATGGAATTGAGAATACTGCAGCATTTCTATTAAACACTGAGGAATTTTATAAAAATCTAGCAGTAAATGGAAATAATTTTGGTGTAGGTAATGAAAGAGAGGTATTTGGTGGAACAATGAAATATCCTCTGGATTTGATGACAAATCAACAAGATACTTTTGTTATTTCCCAATTTCGTTATATACCAACAAAAGCATCAGCAATATTTGGAGGAACAGCAGGTGCAGTTTCAACTTTATTAAATGGACTTCAACAAGGTTCTCCTATAGGCCCTTTAGAATCCACTCTCGGAACTGTATTCTTACCTATGCCTAATAGTATTTCTGATAATAACAGCGTTGTCTGGGGTGATGATGCAATGGGTAATCTTTCTGCCGCACTTGCTGCACAGACATCAGATAAAATAGCAAAAGGAGGAGCACAGGCCTTAGCTGGGGCTGCTGCTGGTATGCTTCTTCCTGGAGCTGAAAATCTAGCAGGAAAAGCTATGTTAGGGGGAAATTTATTAGAATTAATTAGAAATGGAGCTGCTGGACCAGAATTAACAGCATTATTGGGTACTGAAGGAATATCAAAAATACTAAAATTCCAAGGTTTGGGTGTGGAAGCAGAATCAATTCTTGCAAGGGGTGCTGGAATTGTCCCTAACTCAAATCTTGAATTATTATTTCAGTCACCAACCTTAAGAAAATTTAATTTTACTTATAGATTATCACCAAGAAGTGCAGAAGAAGCAAAAACGATTAGAAGAATTATTAGATTTTTTAAACAAGGAATGGCAGCCAAAAAGATGAGAGGAAAAGCTGGTGCAGCATCATTCTTTTTAGGTACTCCAAATGTTTTTAAATTAGAATACAGAAGTGCAAATAAACCTATTGATGCTGTAAATAAATTTAAAACTTGTGCATTGACTTCATTTAGTTGTAATTACACTCCAGATGGGTTATGGGCGGCTTATGATAGGGGTCAACCAGTTTCAACTATTATCAGTATGTCTTTTGACGAATTGGAGCCAATCTACGATACTGATTATCAAGGATTTGATGCGAATGGTAATTCTTTGATTATGGAAGGAAGAACTGATCTATCTCCAATAAGTAATAACTCAGTGGGGTACTAAGATGGCATACTTTAGAGAACTACCAAATTTACAAATATTAAACAGAACAAAGAATTTAGTTTCAAATGATGAAACTTCTATTGTTAAAAACTTCTTTAAGAGAGCTAAGATTAGAGAGGACATTGGTTCTGTAGTATCTGCATTTGAATATTATA